TCAATCCTCATCCTCAACGCCGTCTAAGTCTTTGTTTTCTTGAAGCGGGCGATTCATGGTATGCGATGAAATCTCACCGGAATCGCCTTCGATCATCGGGAATTCACCGGTCTGCATCGCCCTGGCGATCCTGCTGGTAATGTGCCCGCTGGTCGATTCAGGCAGTGTTTTCACCTCCTGGTTGCCCGGTAGATGGTGAATCTCCCGCTGTTCGACCTTCTGGATCAGCAGAATCGCCAGTTCGGAAGGTGATTTCGGCCCATTGGCACCCAGCAATCCCACATCCCGTTGTTCACGATTGACTTTCAAGGCAGTCAGGTGGCGGTTCATTACCCTCGACAGCTCGTCGATAGTCGATCCTGCTGCACCACCTTTGATCCCACGAATGAGTTGGACGTAGCTCATCGCCGCGATCTGCACGTACGCCAGATCATTAGCCCTGTTCAAATCCGGGAATGAGGCGTACATCTCGTCGATGAAGCCCTGGAACAGTTCCTTTTCTTCAACCGACTGCAATGCCGCTACGAACGCACCATGGGTCAAAGCACTCTTATTGCCAGGATGCGCCTTGTTTGGGTGTGGGCCATTCTTTCCACCATGGTGATAGCATTTGCCATTGGCCATCGCAGGCGCGCCACACGGGCCACCGTGTCGCTTTGAGCGGGCATTACAACGCTTGGCTTCCTTCAGTGGTTTTGCCTTGGAAACCAATGCCGACACCTGATCCGTATCTCCACGATGCGGGGAGTGGGAAGGCGCGATTTCGCGGTTCTCAGCCAGATCAACCTTCGTATCGTTTTGTTTTTTCTTACTCATTCGAGTCATCCTATCTTGAAAAACCTTGCTCATCCTTTGTCGTGCGGTGGCAACGTGGTTGTCATCCAGCCGTTCTTCCGATCCCACTGCACCAGCCGAAACACATACTGCGGGAACTGCTGCGCGGCGACCTTGAGTTTGACATTGGCATCATCCCGCATGAACCCCTTGACTTCGTGGAACTCGATACTGCCATCCGGGAGCATGACTTCGAAATCGGGTTTGTAGTAGGTGCGGTCTGCCAGTTTCAGGTTGTGCCGTTCGAAGCAGAAGCTGTGGATTTCACCAGTCTGCTGAAGAACCTGAAGGTGACTGGCATATCGCGCTTCAAGACTGTTCATGCCAGCTCTGTTGGTCGTTTGTCCTTTGGCGCGAATACCTGAAGGCCATCTGTTTACAGACATCGATCCAGTGCTCCCAAACGTTTGTCGCCGGATGGCGATCAGAAAGCCTGTCCAACTTCCGGCAGGTTCTGGCACAAGCTCTGTGCCGGAAGTTTTCGTGTTTATCATCTTGATATATATAGAGATAAATATTTAATACTCTACTTTCGTCATATGGCACGCCTGTAAAAACCCATTGGGTTTTCCTTCTATGCGTGTGCGAATGTCAGAAGTGCCTCGAACCCTTACCGGTGCTGTAAATCTTGTGGCACACGCTGTGTGCCGGAAGTTTGCCGGAAGTGACAAATCATGATTCATCTCCCTGATCTTCAACAGCCACATAGGCAAATCGTTTACGTCCCTTGGTGCCGATCTCGCAGAGGGCAACCTGACCGCCATGGAGAAGCGTCTCCATCGCGGCTTTGCGATCCTTCTGTGGAAAGGACCGGAATGGCTTACGACGGTTCATCTCCCGCTCGGTCAATCCCTGTTCACCTGCAAGGGAGATGGCCAGATGGAAGTCGTTGACCATCCGTTCGAAGTCGGTATCCGCGATCCGCTCCTTCACCTGGCGTGCGAGCAGCTCGGTGTGGTAGGCAACGAACCGGGTCGCCCAGAGGGCATGGTCATACTGGATGACCGGTTCTTCGATGTTGTCAGCGCAGGCGCAGATCATCGCGATCTTCACAGCATGTTCCAGTGCACGACTCCACAGGGCATCAACGCCGGTGTTGAGGGTAGCGTCTGCCTTTTCCTCGACATCCAGCCTGAACTCTTCAAGCAACCCCTTCGCCTCTGGTGATTCGGTGACCAGAACCGAAGCAGGCAGGGATGGAGGGGAAACGCGTTCCAGGTTATGCCGTTTGTTCTCGGGGTTGATCGCCAGACTGACCCATTCCAGGATGTTCTCAGGAATCTCCTGAAGCGGTTTGTCCCTTTCCAGAGGTGGCCGGGGGTGATGCGACATGTCGATGACCAGGAATCGGTTCAGAAAGCCATCGACCACATTCTTCGATTCGAGTGACTCATAGAACGTGTCCTGAGTGGTCGTGGCATTGATCGTGACACAGGGGTACTCAAGACTGACCGTCGGCCTGGCCGCCTGGTCCGCGTATTCGGTCCCGAAAAACACCGTATCCGCTGAACTGAACAGGCGGATGATGTTGATCATGATCTCCCTGTTATGCCGCATCGCGTTTTTCGCCATCACCGTTTTCAGCAGCAGGCCGAACTCGTCCAGTTGAAACAGAACGTTCGGGGTGCGCTTCACCCGGGCCAGCAGACCCTGACCGCTGGCAATCGTTTCACCGCCGTGGAGGTGCTCCAGATTGGCGGCTGTCAGGATGTTCTTGATCACCTTGCGGGGATGGTCTTTCCCCATCCCGGTCGAACCGATCGTGATCAGGTAGAGGTTCGTTCGCAGCCCCGACATGTGAACGTATTTTCTGCCGAGCACCACGGCTGCCAGCGTCAATGCGGCATTCACAGCGAACTCTGGTTGCGGGCGCATGGCAGTTTCGAGCATGAAACGTGTGATATCTCCCAGGATGCCCGGCGGTTCGGTCAACCCCGTGGGATCGGTTTCGGGGATCATCTTATGAACTGGCACATTTTTCGCTGTCACCAGCGGTGGTGATTCCACCCAGCCGTTCTGCTTGGCCATCCAGAACACGGTGGAGAGGGTGACGCCGCCGTACTGCTTCATGCTCTGCCATGCTGATCGCTGGCTACGTGGATCGTATTTAGAAGACTGCATCGACCATTCGGTCCAGAGCCCGTAGGCCTGCTCGCCAGCCAGTGTCGAATGCAACGCCATTCCGACCTGCAGCCAAGTCTGGTAGTCATCCGAGGGGATGAACACCAGCGCCGAGCGGATCTCCTGCACCTTGTCCAGCGGCAGGAGTTGCGAATGGCTGGAAACCGACGTTGTTCGCTGCTGCTGGCAGAGTTCGAGCAACCAGTCGGGCGCGTCAGCTATAACAGCACCCTCCGCCGGATCGCTGGCAGCCTCCCATTCGTAACGGCGTCCCGTTCGGTGCAGGCTGGGTGGTGCGAGGACATAGCCGCCATCCGCACGCACATCCAGCCCTGCCCCGAGGGACGCCACACCGGATTTGATCCGGACGTCTGCTGGATAACGGAAGTAGAGATGACGGCCACCACTACCGGTCAGCACCTCAAGAGTGTCCTGATGCCCCTGGGTGATGGCTTCCCAGTTCTCATCCCCGAGAAAACCGTTCTCCTGTCTGTTGTCGATGTCGACCACCAGCAGCCGTCCAGAAGCTTCGCCGGTGGCGATGGCGATATTTGCCCAGGGAAACTTCTTCCACCAAGCCTGGATCACCCGCGGATCGGTGCTGGCATCCTTGAACCCGTGCTTCGTCAACGGATGCTTACCCGGGCTGGCACAGTCCGCCCGCCCACAAGTGCAGCGATCCTCACGCATGCTGTGCGCCGGAAAGATCGCCCACCCGTAAGAGGCGTAAGTCAGTGCGTCATGAAGCAAATCAGAATGGGACATAGTCGACATAGACCTGCATGTATGCCCAGGCGGCCTGTTGAAGCAGCTGCCGGAACTGTCCGGGTGAATACTGTGACAAGGGCGTCTCGGTCAGTAGCTGTGATTCGATCAACTCGCCAGCTGCATTCATGGCGGCTTCGACAGCGTGCTGTTCCAGCTCTTCGTCGGTCCATTCGCCATTGTTAGCCGCGAACAGCACCAGGCGCTGACTCTTCAGCTTTTCGTAGTGCTCAAGGGTGACTGTGATCATCTTCTGCATCAGAACGGCACCTCCACATCGTCATAGCGAGCGTAGTCTGCATCCTGGTCGTAGCCCATCTCGTCCGCATCAATCTCAACCGTAGGTAAGTCGGTCTCCTCGAAACGGTGACTGACAATCCGCCAGAACTTGCCTTCTTCCTTGACGCTGATAGCCGTCGGTACCTTCAGTTGATCCGCTGCTTTCAGCGCTTCATGAACGGTGGCCACAGACGGATCTCCACCCATGCGCCGCCACCACTGCCGTGCCTTCTTTGCAGCGAACCCGTCATGTTCCAGGCAGACCCATTCGGAGTAGCGGGTGTAGTACCCTTCGTGATAGTCCACCTTTAATGAGTCCGGCTTGCCCGGTTTCGAATACCGGGAGTACCGGATTCGCTGAACCATTACCCAGGTGGGTTTGTTCTCACTGATGATGGCCTTGGAAGATGCCGTCGGTTTCAGCTCGCTTTGGGGCGCTGGAAACTCGTACTGACAATCCGGACAGATTCGAAATCCAGCAAAGATCACGGAATGGCACTTGGGGCAGGTCTTCACAGGTGCTTCGCCGTTGCCCTGCCCCGGACGGATGGGTTTCACCCGATCAATCGGTCCATGCCGTTCGATATTGCGGGCGAAATCCAGCACCAGGCAGTCTTTCTTACCGGGTGTCGTTCGCATCCCTCTCCCTGCCATCTGGACATAGAGGCCTGTCGATTGGGTCGGTCGGATAATCGCCAACAGATCGATACCGGGGTGATTGAAACCAGTGGTCAGGATATCGCAGTTGGTGATAGCCTGAACCTCTCTGTCTTTGAACGACTGCAGAATGAATTCCCGCTCCATCAGGTTCGTAGAACCGGTAATCGTTTCAGTGACAACACCGTTTTTGCGAAGCACATCCCTGATCTTTTCCGCATGCTGAACTCCGGTGCAGAACACCAGCCAGGACTTGCGGTCATAGCCATACCGGATGATCTCACGGACAGCGGCTAGGTTGACATCTTCCTTGTCGACCGCCGCCTGTAGTTCACTGTGGATGAACTCACCGCCGCGCAAATGCACCCCGGACACATCCAGCTTCGTACCTGGGGCCTTAGTGACAAGCGGTGACAGGTACCCTTCATCGATCAGCCGTCTCACCGGGATTTCGTACGCGATGTCGGTGAAAATTCGGTCGCTTCCTTCAGTCAGAAGGCCACTGTCCAGCCGGTAGTGTGTGGCTGTGAACCCGATGATCTTGACATGCTTGTTCAGTTCCACCATGTCATCGAGAAAACGCCGGTACATGGTGTCCGATTTTCGGGGTACCAAATGGCACTCATCGATCAGGATCAGGTCGAACGCGCCCAGTTCATGTCCACGATTGTGAATGCTCTGAATCCCTGCGAACAATACCTGGGCGTTCGCGTCGCGTCGTTGAAGTCCAGCGGAATAGATACCGGCAGGTGCCAATGGCCAGTGTTCGACCAGCTCGCTGTAATCCTGCTGGATCAGCTCCTTGACGTGCGTCAGGATCAGGATGCGTTGATCCGGCCAGACATCGAGCACCTCGTGGATGAATGCCGCCATGACGAACGATTTTCCAGAAGCGGTCGGCATCACAATCAGCGGATTACCGGTATTCGCTTCGAAATACTGGTAGATGGCATCCACGGCTTCTCTTTGATATTCACGCAGTTCCATGCTGATCCAGTATCTGTTTGCTGCTCAGTCCAGCATGGCCGTTACGCATGGTGCTGCCGTCCTTCAAGGCATAATCAACCCAGTCATCCCAGGCATCGATCACTTCACCGGAAAACAGATCTGGGATGTAGAGATGATCGTTGCAGCCAACCCGCTGTGCTTCCAGGGTGAGTGTCTGATCGTGTTTGCTGCAGTGCCACCCACCCTCGATTGGGGTGCTGTGAAGACATGTGCGGCAGTTGACTTCAGCGGGTCGCCCTTCGTGGCAGACAGCCCGATGGTCGCAGAACCTGCATTTCCAGAACTCTGGATCGTCGCTTAGTTTCGCAGGAGGGCTATCGGCGGCAATGATCCGCTCCGCCTTCCGTTTCAGCAGATCGGCGTAGCCGGGATCAGCCTTGATTCGCTCGCCGTACAGCTCATCCGTGTTTTTGTTGACGGCGAGGTAGAACGCCCGCTTCAGACCCAGGTACTCCATGTAGACCACCATCTGGGCGTAGTGCTCCGGCGAAGTCTGCTGCACCCCATGTTTCTTCAGCAGGGCGAACCGCTTCTCGTTGTAGGTCTTGAACTCCAGCAGGTGCCAGGTCTTGGGGGCTTCGAGAATGCCCAGGGCAACGCCATCGATGGAACCGCCAAAGTGTCCACCAAAGTCACTGAATCCGTACTGCTTCCCGGTCGCTTCATCCCGATCATGGACTTCTACCCCAACAGACCGCAGATCAGCCACAAACCGCTCTTCTTCGTGCTGACCGGTGTCGAACAGGCGCAGCAATCGACCGCTAAACCGCGACGGACTGCACCACCGGAAACTGTGCCACAGCTCCCTTTCACACTCCCGGCCGATCAGGGAAGCGCCGAGATGCGGACGGAACTGTTTGTCCCGTCCGCTCTCATACGCCGTGAAGATCGCCTCGACCGTGGGTGAGACCTTGTCCGGCACGACCGCCATTACTTCCTCTTCCAGGGAGGGACGGTGGAGTTGGTCGGACCGGAAGGCTGGGGTGCCGCTGACGCGGCAACAGTCGAACGCGATGCCGGTGGAGTCTGGGTCGCCGGAGTACGCCCGCTGCCCTCAACCGCCTTGAAGCCGCGGATGACATTCTGCTGCCCGTATTCCGCGCTGTTCTTCACCTTGACATTGATTTCCAGCGGGATGTTGTGCAGCTCGATGCTGTCCTGGATGCGCAACTTGCCAACGGCGTGGCAGATCGAACTCAGCTCCCGCTGCGCGATCTCCACCGCCTGCGGGGAGGGGTTGTCCAGGTTCAGCTGAGTCCAGATTTTCCTTCCGGCGAAGGGTCCGTCCAGAATCGTGAACTCCAGCCAGAGGTACTCACCGGTGCCTTTGCTGTTCGGGCGCATGTCGCTGTCATTGATCTCGGCGATGTATTTGCCCGCCGGGATGACGTCGAAATCTGTACTCGGCTCGACTTGGGTGGAGTCAAAGCCGTGTTGTCCAAGGTCAGCCATTGTTGTTTTCCTCTTTGGTGGGGTTGAAAGCGTTCAGGTAGTCGTTGCAGTTGAGGGGGATTTCATCCGGCAGATCGAAGCGGTTTTTGGCATAGAACGCCGGGCGTTCGGAGAGGTACATCACCCGCTCGCCGCTTCCGATGGCACGTCCTGCCTTGGTGACCTGGCCGCGTTTGTCCTTCGTTGCGCCAGTCACTGAGATGCGGTAGTTACAGAATCCCACCACATCGGCCCAGCGGTAGAGCATAGCCGCCGCCTTGTCATTGAGCAGGTCGATGGTGTATTTGCGGTAGGGATCGGCTTCCGGCGGCTTGATCTCCTTGTCGATGGAGTGGCCGATCAGACTGATGCGCAGCCCGCGATTGATCCGCAAACTGTCCAGGCCATCGAGGATCTCCTGCCACAGCGGCAAGGCTTCGTTACGCCACTTGAAAAAACCACCGCCATTTGTGCCCACCTTGTCAAGGGAGTCAACCTGCCAAAGGTCAAGCAAACGGCGATGCAGGATCGGTTCGAAGGCGGTCACTGTATCCAGCACGACCGACTGGAACGGGTGATCCTCATGCAGGGCCGTGATTGCCTCGACCGCATCCTGGTAGCTTTTGATCTCCCAATGATCCACACCCGGAAGCCCGGACAGCCCATCCTCGGTGGCCAGAAACACCGGGGCAGGCAGCATGGAACCGAGAGTCGATTTACCGATCCCCTGCGTGCCGTACCAGAGATCACGCGTCGGCAATGCAGAAGATTTCTTCAGGGTCTCCAGTGAGATGCTCATGCCGCCACCCCCTGGGTAGTGGGGGACTTGGCTTCCTGGATCGGATCGTTGACCACCCGATCCACCTTGAAGGCCTGCTCACCAAACAGGCGGACCATAAAGCCACCGAAGACCCGTGCGATGTGCTGACCGACTTCGTTGTCCGCGTCAATCCAGCAGACATTGTCCTTACGGGTCGCCTGGAACCGGGCGTCCAGATGGATCTGTGTGCGACCGTGGATGCACTCCGCCGCCAGGGTCGCCAGCATCAGCGTGCTGTCGATCTCCTCGAAGGGGATCGTGGGTTTGAAGCGAAACAGGTATCGAGTCATGCTGTCCTCTCGTTTGAGTCTATATGGGCGTACTACATACCTACCGGAAAACTCAGCGAAGTGACGATCAGCCTCGGAGGTAATCCTGCAATCCGCTGTCGATAAAAGACTTGCGCAGTCTCCCGAGTCTGTAATCAAGGGTCGTTCGCGGAATCCCCAGTTCTTTGGCCGCTTCCGCCAGCGTCATCCGTTTCAGCAGCTCCAGCAGTTGCCGTTCACTTTCGGAAAACCGTGCGAACAGCAGATCGAGGTCGATCTGCAGATCGTGCTGTTCTTCCATTGGCCTCGTCTGATACCCCATTCGTTCGAGGTAGGTATCCGTACTGGTGGTCTCCATCAGCAGGTGCCACGCCCCTTCACGTTCCTCAAGTTTCGTAGCAGAGGCGGACGTTCTCTTCCTGAAGTCCCGCTTCTCAGCTGTCCGTGAATCGATCAGGTCTGAGATCTTGTGGTCGACGATGCGGTCGATGAAGGTGTTCAGTTGCGCTTTGTCCTCATCGAACCTCGCCATTCGCTGCATCAGATCGATCATCAGGTCCTGCTCGATGTCCTCGAGATCGTCGATTGTGTATCCGGCGGTTCCGATCAGTTTTCTTGCCCTGTACCTGATGATCTTTACGGCATAGGGATCAATGCCCTTGTACCGGTTCTTCGTACCCATGTTCGGTTCTCCTCTGGCTGAGGAGGCCGGTGGGTGTCGTTCAAACCGGTCGGTGCTTCAAACGGAACGGAGGTGCTGTGAGTACGCCGGTCAGGCGACACCCACAACGACCTCCGTTCTTTACGGTCAGTACGTTGTCTGGTGAAGTGCTGCTACTGCTATCTGTGTTTTTTCAGGTGCATCTGGATGGGTAGTCCATTCTGGATGCGCAGGCTGGAAATCGTTCCGTCCCGAATTCTGCTGAACGCTTCCAACAGTTCTACGACGTTGGCTTTCAGCTCAAAATCATCCTCGGAGGATCGATGCTTCACCTGCTTTCCGAAGGCAAACTCCTGTGTGATTTCGACCGTGCCGTCAAAGACGGGTTGGCCATCCCGCAGTGGGAGGTTGTCGATCCAGCCGTATTTGAGCCGCCGCATTTCGTCGACCAGGCGGCGGCATGGTTCCGATAGTTGAGACAGTCGCATGAAGCCCTCGCAGTTGTTTCTGCGGGGAAAGAAAAAGCAGGAAAAGGCTTTTGTACAGAACAGGCGATAACGGGGATTTCGTCCGAAAATGCAATTTTCGTGTTATTCCATGTTATTCGATGCGGGGTCCATCTCTACTCGATGAGTGGAGTGAGATAGTGGTTGGGGAAGCAAATCGAATGCGGACAACAGGTTCAAGGATTCGTGATCGATGCGATCCTTCGATCAGGGGTTTTTCGACCCCGCACGCGATAACACGGAATAACATCCGATAACACGGGATCGGGCAATTCACGTGGATTTCATGTTACCGCGTGTTATCGGTTGTTAGTCTGTGCGGGCAGGGCAAAGAAAAACCGCTGAAGGAATCCCTCAGCGGTGGAAGAATGAACAGCAGATCGACTACGCTGCCTTCATGCGGCCTGCCAGTTGTCGAACACTTGCGGACCAGTGACCAGCCAGTTTCTCGTGCTCGACGACGAAGTCCTCGGGATCGAGTAGCAGACGGTAATGCCCTTGTCCGTTGGATTGTATCCAGCCCTCAGCATCCTGGGTACATTCGCGCATGGATTCACGCAGACGGGCAATATTCTGTGTGATGCTTCCCAGAGGAAGGTCCATCTCGTTCTTGTCCAACCACCCCGATTCGTCCAGCAATCGGTGGATCGCTAGGCGGAGCAGAAGACTGAACTCGCTTTCGCGGAGCATGACGGTTTTCCCGTACACTTCGATGGAACTACGTCCTTTAACAGTCTCGCCCACAAAGCGCAGTACTGTGTGCGTTCCGGCGTATGCTGCTGGCGGACGCGAAGTATCCGGTTCTCCTCGACGTGCCCGCTCGAACAATGTCCTGGCGATGGTTCGATCTGTCATCCGTTCCAAATCTTCCAGGCTGACTTCTGCAAGAGTGGACATGGAAGAGACCCCGAACCGCACCAGGTTCATAATGCGTTCTCGTCCCAAGCCATGAATCCCGAGTTTCTTCAGGAATAACCCGTTGGAAGGGACGCCTGTTCTGATCTGGTCAGAAATACGGCGAAGACGGTCAACGACCGGCAAGGAGCTGTTCTTCTTGTCAAGCAGATCCGCCATGGCACCAATCAACCAGGAAACCTGTTCGGCCAGTCGGACGATAGCCCCGAAGTACACGGCATAGTTTTCTTCGATGGCCTTGTTTTCGAAGCCGTTCGTGAATTCCCGAAGCAAAAGGGTCGATTTGCAGATACGAACCCAATCCCACCCTTCATAGCCGATGCTGCTGGTCGCCTGCAGTTCCCGAAAGCGGTCATACCCGATCTCGTCATAGACGTTCTGCGAATACTTCTGACCAGCATTGTTGAATTCTCCCTGAACCAACCCAACAGACTGTGAAAGCCCTTCGAAGGTGGCCAACACCGCGATGGCGACCTCCACAACCGATGGATTGGGGCCGAGAAAGGAATCCGCAGCCCACATCAGGTGTCTGGCCGTGTTCGCACGGAGACCATACTGGACAGCGATTACACCGTTATCCGTCAGAGCGAGGTTCATCTCCTCGTCACGAGATACCAGTTCCCACTTGACAAGCAGGTCTATCTTTCGGTTCAATTCCGCTTGAAACGTTCCATCGGTCAGCTTTCGGCTTCCCAGGGAGGCGGAATAGCTGTTGGCGAGGAAGTCGTGGATCGTATCAGCACGGTTCGCCACTCCCATGCCGAGCACCATGAGTGCTGCCGTGGCTTCATCGTACTTCATCAGCCAAGGCTCGAACTCCTCGATCGGCTTCTCTGCCATCATGTCACGGAACCATTGGCGATCAATCGGAAGGTTGGCAATCAGGATCGCACGGCCGAAATTCTCACTCAGCTGTAGTCTTCCTGCTCGACCACCCATGTTCAGAAGATCTGCCTTGCTGACTGCTGTTTGGAATGGCCGACTCGCACCCGGGACACTCGTCCATTTCTGATCATGAAGAAAGACGTTCTTCGCCGGGAGATTCACCCCCATGGCGAGAGTGGAGGTTGCGAACAAAACCATAATGCGGCCTGCTCGAAAGGAGTCCTCGATCACTTTCCGTTCTTCCAGAAGCAGATCCGCGTTATGAAAGGCGGCACCCTTCCGCATCATCTCGATCAGTTCATCACGACTGATCGATTCCTCCAGTTTCTCCATCTCCCGGATTCCTGCATCGTCTGGCTGTCCGTTGATCGCGTCGGCTGCCAGGGCAGCCATCCGACGGGAGGTGAACCGGTCCGGAACGAAGACCAGGCAGGGTTCTTTCTTTGCAACCAGATCGGCCACAGTATTGATCAGGATCTCTTCCTTGTCTTTCCCTCCGTCCCCGATGCCAGGTTCCTCGTCTTCTACCTGACCGTCGCTTGTCCAATAATGAAAGGTCCTCTCATGAAGGTAGCCGATCCTCAGCTCCACCGGGCGTTTCTCTTCACGAAGGACAGGTATGCCCAACCAGGAAGGGAAGGTTGAATCGGCGGGCATCACAGCAGACAGTCCCAGAAGCTGCGGCCGATGTTCCATGCCGCGAAGCTTGGTCAGGATCATTTCGAGCAGGGGCCCACGCTCTGGATCGTTGATCAACTGAAGCTCATCCAGCACCACCAGACCGAACTTCGCCAGGAACTCTTCACCGGCACGAATGAAGGTGAAGAACTTTTCGTAGATCACGACTGCGATATCGAAATCACCGGATGAAACACTCCTGTCGAATTCGATATGATCCCGCGTGGCTATGGCGACTTTCAGTCCCTGCGCTTTGCCCAGTTCACTAAACGTCTCAAATTTCTCCTCTGCCAGGGCCTTCAGCGGAACCAGATACAACACCTTCTTCTTGTCCCGGGATGTATGCATGGCAGCGATCTCGCCCAACAACGTCTTTCCGGAGGAGGTGGGTGCAGAGACGAGTAGGCTGCCGCCCTCAAGCAATCTGTGTCTACGGATTGCGGCCATTTGAAACGGAAGGAGATCGTTGATGCCTCGTGATCGCCAGATGTCGATCACGGCTTCAGGCATACCATAGTGCGAGAGTGCGTTGATGGGTTTCAAAAGAGTCCTCCTTCCCGGATAGTGAACTAATGTTCAATGATAGTCTGAGAAGCAGGAGGAGGCAATAGTGGTTCAGGCTTGAGCGTCTCCGGAGAAAGGGTGCCTGAATGAGAGGGTAGGGTTCAGAGGGCGAGGCGTCTCCAGGCTGTACGTTGTTCCTTCCAGCAAGCGAGTTTCGCGATTGGTGCAATGTGCTTCATCCTGATCGGTTCGCGGCCCTCTCGAACAGGGTTCAGGAACAGGATTTTCTCTTGAATGTCGGGCGCAAGCTGCAGCAGGCCCATGATCTGAGTGATCCGTGCGCGAGATACATGACCGAGAACTGCAAGCTCAGCGTAGTCCTTCGCTTCGCCACACTCGATCATTCCATCCAGCTTGATCGCCAACGCAAGGAGTCTGGTGATGCGCGGAACTCGACCGACTGGCAAATCACTGGGTTCAGGCGCATCACCAATACGCAGCTGATTGCATCCGTTCCTGCCTTTTCGGAAGTGGATGTTGAATTCCAATGTCTTACCCTGGTTCTGTTCTTCCATTCGATTCTCCTTCAACATCATGCGACCGCCGCAGTCAGCAGACTGTCGTCATGAAGGTGAAACTTGATTCTGCCAGTCCCGCCGTCGAAATCGATTCGCGCAAATACAAGTCTCAACAGCCATGACTTTTCATCTATCGTGAAATGACTCAGCAGGTCTTCAAATCGGCCGAGGGCATTGGCGCAATCGGCGATGGTAATGCCTTCGGTTTCTGCGTTTGCAATCTGGCTTCGCAAACGATGCAACTGGTTCTGAAGGGCTCGTTGCTCACGTTGATCAGAAGGCTCCGATCCATGTTGCAGTGTATCGATATGGATACTAAGCCGCCGCTCCTCCCGTCGCATGCCTTCGATTCGTTCGGACCAGAGGATTTTAACCTGCTCCTTGACCGATTCGAATATCTCGTGGTTTGATCCAAGCTCTGTCAGCCGTTCCAATACGAATCGCTCGATCTCCAAAGCTGGTATAGAAGGCGTCAGGCATTTATCGTAGCCGTTCGTGTGGGCGTTCGTGCAGACGTAATAGCGGTAAACCTTCTGGCCCTTTTTCGATACCGGAAGGTGGATCATGGGAGCATCACAGGAAGCACAATGAAGTAACCCCCGAAGTAAAGAGTTGTAACGATTGCGTGGTTGATCGGGCAGGCGACAACCCTTCTTCAATTGAGCCTGCACTTCATTCCACGTGTCGATATCGATAATCGCAGTGTGTTCGCCCTCGTGGATTTCGTCCTTGTACCGGATCTTCCCGATGTACATGATGTTCTTCAGGAGCTGCGACAGGCGCTGCTTATTGAATGGGATGCCTTGGTGCGTGTGCCCGCGAAGCGTCACCCAGGTCTTGGAGGTCCAGCCGCGATTACCCAATTCTCGCACCACCTCGTTCAGCGATCTGTGTTCGAGGTAGAGGTTGAAGATCTGGCGGACCTGGTCGGCTTCGACTGGGTTGACCACCAGTCTGCCTGAATGGGAGTCAACATCGTAGCCAAGGAAGGGCGTGCCACCAGTCCATTTTCCTCTGCGCCGGGAGGCTGCGATCTTGTCGCGAGTGCGTTCGGAGATGATTTCACGTTCGAATTGGGCAAAACTTAGCAGAATATTAAGCGTTAAACGCCCCATGGAATCTTTCGTATTAAATTGCTGCGTCACACTTACAAAGGAAGCAGAATGCGCATCGAGGATCTCTACAATCTTTGCGAAATCCATCAACGAACGGCTTAGCCTATCGATTTTATAGACCACAGCACAATCTACCTTCCCAGCCTGGACATCAGCCAACAGCCTTTGCAACGCCGGGCGTTCCAGATTTCCACCGGAGAAGCCGCCATCATCGTAGCGATCCGGAAGGCAAATCCAGCCTTCATTCTTCTGGCTTCGGATGTACGCTTCGCCAGCCTCACGTTGGGCATCTAGGGTGTTGAACTCCTTTTCCAGGCCCTCATCTGTCGATTTCCGGGTGTAAATCGCACATCGTACAATCGGCTTGTCGTCAGCCTTCCTGCTGGCCATTCTTCTTCTCCCGTGAATGCTTCGTAAGTCCAAAGAACAATTTCCCATTCCACATGGACCCTGTGACCTCTTTCGCGATGGCGGAAAGTGATCGATAGGTCGATCCTTTGAAGTGGAAGCCGTTCTCCATGACGGTCACCAGCAAGGTCTGGTTCTTATAAACGCGTTTCAGGATCATCCCAGGATGAAGACCGTCCTTCCGCGTCGTGGTCTGGAATGTGACTGGTTCGGTCAGTGCCACATCCGTCTTAACGGGCATCGCTTTCGGGGGCCGAAGCCGGATGTCGGCATCATTGGCCAGCTCTTCTGCGCGCTGCTTCGCACGCTCACTTAGCCCGCCTTCATCCAGTGACTGCAACCGCCAGGCTATCTTCTTTCGTAAGTAGTCCTTGTTGTTCGAACGGGTTGGCTCGCCGAAGACTTCGGCATACTTTTGCTTCAACTCACCCACGGTCATTGTGTGCAGTTGCTGAACTGCTTCGATGGTCTGCTGCTTCAT